ACTTCCTGCTGCAGCGTCAGATAGAAGGTTCTTACCTGCAAGTACATATGATATCTTATCCTCCTGTAGTGTGAGTATGTCTGTCTCCCTACCTGATAGAATCTGTATTGGACCAAACACCTCCTCAAGGTTCTTGAAGTTTAGTAGGCCAAGATTAAACTCATTTAGGTTGTTGACATTTGTCTCAGTGTTAAACACACCGCTGTATGTAAGTGCTGCAAACCTATCAGCTTCCTGATAGTCCTCAGCAGATGTAGAGAACGCTCTCTCACCTAGACTAAATGCCTTGCCCTTTATTGAGTCACGAATACGGTAGCTCTCTACGCCATTACCATATGCGTAGCAGTTACCAAAGTCAGTGTCAATAATCGCAGGCAGTGAACCTGTCTGTGTCTGCACATTCCCTGTATGGAATCCTGTCGCTTGGTCAATAGCATATGAGTCAGCACCCTCAAACCACACATCAGGTAGTGCATCACTAGGCTCGGTCTCAAATGCTATGGTATTCTCTGCTCTAATTATTTCCCATTTAACTTTAGTAGTAGAACGAAGTCCGTTCGTATTGCCTCTTGACTGAACTCCTTTTGTGATGAATCTAATTTCATTATCTGCAGGGTTTAAATACCATCTATAAAAAACTTTAGTATTATCAATAAATGAGTCTAAACCATAATTATTAGCGTCACTATTCGCTGTAGCACTTACAAAGGAAAAGCTTGTAGTGTTACCTATATTTACAGCCAAGTCACTTAGGCTTTGATCTATATTGTTACCATTAAACCAAGTGATAATATTAGTATAAGTCTGAGGGGCTCTAAACTCGCCTTCTACACTAAGTCTCTGCTCGTTTACGTATGGTGAAAATCCCTTTCTAACAAAAGACATTTTTATTTTTATTATACTCCCTTGAGGTATATTAATATCATAAGGCCCTGTGCCCGAAGTTGTAGCTGAAGAACCTGTGCCTCCACTTAATCCGTGATATACTTGAACAGGAAAATCATTTATGTTATTTTCAACTGTAGTTAATCTACCCGGGCTAATAAAATCATTTTCACCAATGACAGCCGCAAAATCATTTGCAAGTATCTTCATATATGTTCCTGCGGGTACGGTTATACCTGCAACAGTAATAAAGTCTTTCTGCTGTGCTTTCTTTTCAAGTACAGTAGCATATCTACAATCAGACATAAATCCATTTGAATCTCTCTTTACAATAAGCCTTGACCCCTCCTCAACCTTTTGAGCATTCTCTCCCTCTAAAAGAAAGAATGTGTTTGATGTAATTGAATCAAAGAAATATATGTTTGAGTATATAGTCTCATACCCCTCTCTATCAGGCTTCAAGCAAAACTTGTAACGTGTTGCGAATGATGGAGCCAACTGCTGTGGTGGTATTGTTACCTTAATTTTATTCTGAAGATATGCATTACCGCAAGGGATATTAACTGAGTTGAACTCACTAACTAATGCTGTAGTTGACCTATTAAACTCATCCATATATATGATACCTACTTCGTAGTTTCTATTGCTATGAAGGCTTAATGCAGATGGTGAAGATGATAGTGTTACAGCTACATTTGAAACAGAAAAATACTCATACGCATTTAGCGTAGGGGTTGTAGTATTATTTACCCTACGCATTGCAAGCATAGTAAGCTCAAGGTTGTCACTACCAACTGAGGAACCTATCAGTATAGGCTGACCGTCAGCACTCTGACCTGAGGCAAACTTTGTCCACGTTGGTGTGGTGCTTGAGTCAAGAACCGGTGTAATTACACAGTTGTAGTTATCCGTAAATGTTGTCCCGCTACACGAGGTAGGGTTTACCGCATCGAACACAGGTTTTATATTCAAAGCAGTACCAATCTTATCTATAAAATCTGTACTTGTTGCTAAGTCGTTTATTGTAGCAAATGTAGATGGAAGAATATATCCAAATGAAACAACTGTTGTCCCTGAATTTTCAATAGGAATATCTGTAGGTGACGCTGTATTTGAGAATGATTGATGTGTTATAGAAAAAGTAAAAAACAATTCACTACCCGCTGTTAGTTCTGCATCTGCAAAATCAATTGTTAACTTACTATTAGGTACAGCTACACTTCCATCAATTGTAAATGTAAAAGACGATAATGACGTAGATAAGGACTCAACGCTAATCTCATTAGATGACAACTCAGCGGTATACTCTAATCTTGTTAGGCTGCCGTTTTTATCCTTTAGGTCGTATCCATCAACGTAGTTACCATATACCAACCTATTACCCATAACTGTCTGTGCCTGAGCAAAGCGTGGTACGTTGTCAAACAAACGTAATAGCTGTGAGTCAGGTAAGACCGTAAATATCTTGTTGCTATTAAATTCAAAGGTGTAGTCAGTGTTATCTGCAAGTCCCTCCTCCTGCTTGTCAAGCTTCTGTATCACCTTTATAATACTATTGCCTGACTCCTTGAACAGTAGGTCAATACCAACAACTAGTGGGCCGCCTGAGTTGTATGTTATAATGGCCTGATTCTTTGAGTTCACCATACCCTCATTAAGGAATGATTCTGTAGAAAACAAAAAGGACTTGGGTGTAAATGCAGGCTCAGAGAACTGTGAGGTCGCTGAGTATTGGTTATCTGCATACTTATATCTGTACCCAAAGCATATGAATCTCTCCTCTAGGTAGTCCTCCTCCCCGGGAGTAAGGTTCAATGTAAATGTCGGTGCCTCTACAGGTGGCTTCTTAATAACAAGAAGTTCCTCAGCAGTAAATTGGTCTACGTTTCCAACAGGGTTTGCATAGTTTCTTTTAACATTTATTACCCTAGGTGGATTAAAGTCATCGGTAAAGAACAGTTGGTCTTCAACCAAGTCAATACCTGTAACTAGATACGTTGGATTAAAGTTTAGCGTTGTATCTGATGTTGTACCATTACGCACACTAATAACGTGATACACCAATGCATCAGTCTTCAAGTCTATTGATACAATTAAGTCTAGTTTCTTTGGTGTTGTAGCAGAGAAAGCAGGATCGTGTACGAGCCAATATAATTTTTCGTTAGCACTGTCATCAAGGACACCTATACACTTAGCACTATTACTCAAGGCTGTTCCGTTATACTGTAGTGTTGTTATTTGAGTGTTACCCTTTGAGTTCTCAACTGAGCCTATCTCTGATGCCTCAGTAGAACCAAGTCTTACATTCAATGCATCAATATACTCACCGTTAGGCACAAGTCTTTCGTCTACAGACTTGTTCATCTTGCCTGATATCTTGCCTGATATAAAGTGTCTCTTTAAATTCGCCATTTACTTCATCCATTTGTCCCGACCTCTTAGGTTCTGTAGTAACCTACCGGGATGAATATTACTCATTCTAATCTTTGCATTACGTAATAGTGCTGTCTTATTTCTTCTAGCCCTATTAATCATATACTCTTGAACACCATACTTAGAGTTCTGTAGTGCATATGTTATGTATGCATAGATATAATCCTCAAAAAGTTTGTTGACACTTACCTGTGTGTCATCACCATTCTCCATACCATCAGACACATACTCAAGTATGCACTTCTCGTCAGACATTGATGAGTCAAAATTTATTACGCCTGCCTGTCTATCTATCCTAAAGGTAGGGTTAGCATTAGCTGTCTCCGTGTTAAGCCCGTAGAACGCTCCTATGCCGTAGTCAAAGTACCAATAGCCATCGTAGTTGTATCCCAACATCCCATTGAACTGACTAGCCTCGTTAAGATATATACTCTTCTTCGTTCCGCTGATCCTGTCTAGGTCTAGGTTTGAATACTCAGGCTTTAATACATTACCGTCCTGATCGAAAAGAATCTTACAGTCGTTGTCCTGAAGGTATGCACCCGCACTATTTATTTGAATATTCTCAGTCATTGGTCTCAATACACCATCCTTATACAGGGATATGCGAACCCAATTAACAAAGTCAGGAGGTAATACAAACCTAAGGTTGTCACATACATCCAACTCTAAAACCTTTATTTCCTTGAAGGCATCATAGTTTAGCTCCTGTATACCACGCTTAGCGTGGAACAAGACCTTGTATCTCTCCTCGTTATTAATCATTGAGTGGTTACCCGTATACATCAACATATAGTTATTCACTATATCGTATAGGCTAACGTACTGATAGGAGCCCCAATTAGCATCCTCAGGAGTCTTTCCGTTATTCTCGTAGTATTCGTATTGTGATATATATGCCATTATTTTTCTTGTTGGTCGTTATACTGCTCCTCTGTCTTGCCAAACTGAACTGCTTGAATCTCTCTAATAGACATACCTGCATACTGAAGTATTTTATTTACCAATTCAACTTGGTCATCTAGGCTAAGTTCAAAGTCTTGGAAGTCTGCCTGACTTGAATCAAACACAGGCTCACCGTTTGTTAGTGTTACATATGTCCACTTAGGGTCCTTAGGATATCTTATATACTGACACAACACAGCCGCATCTATGGTTGATGGATACGTTGTTAATATATTTCCTTCCTGAGTGTATGCAGGGAATAATCTATTTGGTGCTGTAAGCATTGAGTTACCCAACATAGTTATCTTACTATGTGTAACCTTCTCAAGCTCATTCTGCTTAGGTCTAAATATAACATACTTCGATCCTGTCACAGTAAATATTGTGGACGAAAGCCCAAGTATTGTCTGAACACCCGTTGTAGTTACTGTGGCAATACTATCAGGGGTTGCCCTTGTATTACATACAATATCTCCCACAGCTACACCATCAGTAACAAACGTAGCATTAGAGTCATCTAATGAGTTTGGGTTAGTAGCGGTTGTCGTACCTGTAGCAACAATATCCTGATATGCTAGTACCTTATTTATGAGGTAGTAGTCATCACCTGTTGTAGTTGATGATGGCAACTGAAATGTGTTTGCTAGTCCTAGGTTGTTAGTATTGGTTAAGAACTTAGTCTCTGAGAATATCTCAATAACCTCTTCGTACCCCTTCTTAATATCAGCGTATCCGGTTCCTGATTGTCTAGCATTCTCCTTATTTATCTGATAGTTGTAATTGAAAAAGTAATTATCAAATCGTAGTTGTTCTTGTTCAGTATAGATAGAACTGTATTTCTTACTGAGTTAATCATTCGTTATCTTCTTTACACAAAGATAAGCAAAAAAAAAGAGGGCTCCTTAAAAGCCCTCTTCCTTTCAAAAATCAATACTCATCAAGAGTCTCCTACAGCTATGCTTGTGAAAACTAATCCACCTTCTGTGCTAACAGGAACGATTGCATTGTGCCAATTAGTAACTGCTGCTTCAGTTAAAGCTGCATTTACATTTGAAGCAAACTTAACTCCTAATGCTGTTCCGGTAACAGTTATTTTTTTCGCACCACCTTTTAAAATAATCTCTCCCGAAGTAGAGTTACGGTTTTTTGCTAATAAAATGTCATCGGTGTTAACTTGAACTACACCATCTGATGTGGTGTCTAACGTAATATACTTTGCCATTGTTTAAAAATTTAATGGGTTATAAAAATAATTATCGGTACAAAGATACTGAAATTAATCTAGTAGTTTTTCTAATACCTTTAGCGACTCAACACCATTATCAGTCTGAAGATAGCTAGCCACCGTAGACACACCATCATCTCCAAACGGAACCACTAGCATACGCTTCTTGTTTGTTGGAGTGTTGTACCAAACCTCTTTACGGTTCTTTCTATATGTAAGTAGGCCACTGTCAAAG